TACATAAAGTTCGCCAGCATTAACGATAGGGGTATTAGGCGTTGTCATTATTTATTCTCCAAATTATTCCATTAATTTTTAACTGTGAGAAAGAGGCCACCTAAACCGATGAAACAATTTCACCGGTTTATATTGACTATTAAACAGGCAATGCAATCATCATTGCATATTCATCAACTAATGTTTTTCCCCAGATAATGTCATGCACCATGCCGCGCTGATTTTGACCAAATAAAGAGCCATAATATTGACGCATCGAAGCGCCACTATTGGGATCAGTCATTGCAGACGTTGGATAAGGAACTTCCTCAGGTAATTTAGGCATTGCGAGGAACAAAGGATCACCTGCCATCAATAACCCACATCGATGATCTGGAAGCACAGTAACTTGCATACCTGCTACAATCGCAGTATTAATATTTTGGGTGTTTCCAGCCGTTGCTTGTAAAGGTGGATAAATATCAACGGTAACCTGAGAGCCGGCTGTAGAGGCTGCATTTGTAGTTGCTCTAAATTGTACTGGAGATTGGGAAACCTCATGGCCAATAAATGTGAGGAATCGCAGATTGGTAAAACTAGCCACACCATCACTGAATTGGAATTTATCGTACTGTTTAATTGAGTTAGCATCACTTGCAGCGGTAGTACCACTAAAAGTAATTTGAATAACGCCACCTGCCGCATTAGTTACAACGCTTACAACTGTTAAAGTTGCTCCAGCATTTCCTTCAGTACCAGCTAAATGGGTTTTAAGCAAATTTGACTGATACCATTCACAATTTGAAAAACGGCCAATTTCCCAACTATTCGCTTCACGATTGCCTCGATCAAGTGTGAATTGATTTAAACCGCTATTAACGATAGGAGGAAATGTCAAATCTGATAAATAACCGCAAGTTTTGTCTTTAGCTGCGCCAAAATTTCTTAGAAATGCTAAAGAATTTGCTAATTGCAAATATGTCGAAATTGGTGTAACTCCATCCCCATAGAATCTAAATGTATTAGTTTCAGCTAATGTAGCTACGTCGGCCTCAACCTTTGAGCCAATTTCAGCAACTGCTGAACGTCCAAATTTATCCATATAATCACGGACATTAAAAATAAACTGCTGAGCAGTAAATTCATAAGCAGTAGATGCTTCTTTGTTTACTGTTAGATTTTGTACGCGCTGTTCTGCTGCTTGAAATGTAATTACTAAACTATTAGTTGTAGTAAAGCGCGGAGGAAGATCAAATGATACGGTATCACCCAAATTTTTCGGAACATCATCATTGAACCGTTGGAATTTTTTATTTGAAGTAGAAATAAACGCAAAACTGTTTAAAAGTAACGCTAAACCAGATTCGTTATAAGTAATAACTTGTTGTAAAATATTAGTAGGCATCGCAAAGACTCCCTGTCAGAGAACAATTTGCAACGACTTATGAGTTATATGGTTAGAGTTAACCTCTAAGCCAAGGTTGATTTTGCAAGTCTTTAACACTCATTTTGCCGTTGCTACCGGAAACTCTGGAAGGCTGCAAACGGTCGAGTGGTTCGGCTATATTTTGAGACTGAGCATCAGAATGCGCTTGTTTATTGGTACTAATAGATTGTGCCAAACTTACAAGAGCAGCTTGTGCCTGTCGCGGGTTTTTTTCCGCTAGCCGATCAAGTCCAGCAAGCTTTAATGGGTTATTAGAAAGATCATAGACAATATCAGCGGCGTTCTCCATACCTGCTACAAGGTACATTAATTGCGGAAAAGCAGCGGGGTCAAAATCTTTAGTAACTTCATCAAAGTCTTGATATGCGGTTTTACCTTGCGCAATCTTGGAATGATATGAATCAGCAGCGCGTGTCATTTCAGCTCTATGAGCCTCCAGCTGATGTTTTTCGTGTTGCTCGCGCATATCTTGATTAAATCTTTCTTGGATTCGCTGATAAATAGCATCTGTATCAACATCTCTAGGAATTTCAGCGTTTCGCTGCTGTTGTTTGGCTTGAATTGCTGATTCTAGGTCACGCTGATATTTTGCCTCAGCTTCACGCTTAGCGTTTTCTGCCGCTTGAGACGATTGGTGCGCGACAATTTTTGCGAGTTCATCCCGTGTAAAAAGCTTTTCAGCTTCTTTTCTAGGAGCTGCATTATTATCACTACTACCGCCCATATCTGAAACTTGACTATCTTCCATTCATCATCTTCCATAATGATTTTTTGACCCGCTTTCTTGCGGTAAGTTTCCTCGTTAACGATGGAGTCTCGCCCATTTTTCCGCATGAGTGCGTATACCACGGAAACTCCGTGTAGTAGGTTATTCCTTAACCTTATCTTATAATATCAAGTCAAGTTTATTTGTCAATGGATATCAGCTTATTTCCACAAATTGCTTTCAAAGATTTTTTAACATTAACCAATCGAATTAAATCAATATTCATTTTATCTAAACCATAGCTATATAATGCGTATCTTTCCTTTTCATTCAAATCTTTTTCATTTTTTATCAAATAATCAAATTGCGCATAAAGATTATTAATATGATTTAATGCTGTGCTAATGTTAGAAACAACATACTTTTCCATAAATATCCTTTTAATTAAATTTCTATTTTTTACGCATCTTGTTTAATGTTATTGCTAAATTTGCCTGTTTACGAGTTTTTGGACTCTTTGAATTTTTTGCTGTGCTTTTCAATTCATCCATAGGAATATTTTTATCTTTTTTTACACCTAATTTTTTACGCAATGCACCTTTAGAATAGGGAGAAATTGCTTTTTGAATCCATTTTTCAGCCATACCATTACTCCTTATTAAATATTAGGATGTTTTTCATTTCCTGAAATCTGATTAATATGTGAACTAATATTAATAGCTGCTTCTACGGAACTTCTTGTATTTTCAGCATCTAATTCAGCCGCTTTTAATTCATTCTGCACATTGGCATCGCGAATCTTACTGATTGTTTCAATAAATTTAGTTTCAGAATCTCTTTCTTTAATTTCAAGGTTAGCGGCGTCAATTTTAGATTTTTCTTGAATAGCCATAATAGCTATTTGTCCTTCTGATGGCGATTGAACGTCTTTCTGTAAAGCCATCATTTCCATTGCTTGCTTCTTAGCCTCTAATTGAGTTTGCATTTGTTGTTGTTTTTGAGCCATGGCTTGCTGTTGTTTTTGTCTCTGCATCCATTCATTCGCTTTTTCTTTCAATTCATCAATACCACGCATTTCAATATTATCAAGAAGCGTTGGCAAACCTTCTTCATTAAAGAATTGAGCAAAGCCTTGATTAGCCCGCGACATTTCAATAACAGTCTGTAGAGCCATTTCTTTTTGCATAGAAAAATTCACGCCAGTTTCGACTTTTACTTGCAATGTATTAGGGTCATAGTTCATATAAAGAGAACCTTTCTTATTGATCTCTTTAAATGAGCGTTTTCCATTAGGCAATAAAATAGGTAAACTTCTGGGTGTTCTGTAATACTTAGGAATCAAATCAATAATAATTTGAGCAACTCTATTTAGTCCCTTAATATAACCTACAATATAAGGAACGGATGTGGCATCACCTTGTATCGCGCTTCTTGCAAATGCAATTCCAGACATAGCTCCATTATTGACTCCTTGAGCCATATCATATGACCCAAGAATGGTTTGGGTCATTTCATCAGACATTCTAAACGTATCTGAAATCTGAGGAGGAATAGGAGTGCGCATTACTTCGCGAGGTGGAGGGAGGGTAATATTTGGATTATTTGTATCTAAAAAATGATTATACATTAATGTATCAGCTTTTTGCACATTCTGATATGCGTCCTGATAATCTTCAGGAATCGATTCAACGGCTACAATAAATTTATGCTGAACCGTATTTTCTAACTCATTTCCTAATGATTGACCCGCAAAATTCTTTAAACGTTGAATACCTTCGGCATGGTACACATAAGGGCGTGTCATCTGCGTATATGAACCAGACTCTTTAATAATAACACTATTACCATCTACAAAAACTAAAGGTAAATGTTTAAAGTTCGTTTCTTTAAAATCCAGCACGCGGCTTTCACAAAATCGATAACGGCAAATATACTCAATCAAGGTTTTTCTTTCATGAATAGGCATAGGAGGCTGCTCAATCAATCCTCTTTCAGTCCATTGTGCCATAAATTTTTCATATTCATCTTTAGTAACACTATGACCATTTGATAGCTTATAAATAGTCGCTTTACGTGTCTTTTTTTCGTAAAAATCACAGACTAATACAATTTCTTCTTTTTCATTCTGAAATGACCAATTAAAGCCAGATAAGGCTCTCGTATAAGTCATTTCTTTTGCTACATCTTCGCCAAATTCGTCTTCAAACTGTTTTCGCGTCATCGGATAAAGTTCAGCACAAAAACGACCGTCACCTTTATGAGATTTTCTTGCTAATGGATCAAATACCGTAAGAGTTGGATCAAATACTCGCTCAACACAAATATTTTGCTCAAAGCTCATTTCATTAACGTATTCAGTAAAGACTCTTAAAACTGAGAATCCACCTGCTAACAAATCACTATAAACGTTATAGTCCAGCATATCATTTGCACCATCAAAAAAGATGGCACGCAAATGCGCTTCAACTATCTTTAGTGTCTCTACAAATTCTTTATTCAACATAGGTAAAGGAATACCGTCAGCAGCTCTAACAGTTAAGCTAGGCTGTTGTTTAGCAAATTCTCCACGCTTACGAGAAACAAAGGATTCCAATATATTGAATTCGAGCGTGGGATATCCATTGTCAGAAAGTGTCGCGGCTTCTTCATCAGATAAAGAAGTTTTAAAGACAAATTTAACGAATTTTTCAAAGCGATCAACATTTTCACTATTCGCTTGTTGAGCTTCTTCTACATATTTTTTAAGATCGGGTAAACGGTCGGTATGTACTTTTGCGAGTTCCGGCATTCCTTGCCTCTCCTGCTCTTATCCTGCGATTAAGCGCCTGATTCATACCTTGAATCACACGTTTTTGAGACTCCTGTCTCTTGTCAATATTGTATATTGTTTTTTCAATTAATGCGATACGGATAGCATCAGATAATGTATCAGCTATATCATCGAATCTGTGTGTATTATTTGCTGTGATCTTAGCCATATGCGTTTTGCACATTTCAGAATGTTTTGCATAACTACTAAAAGATACCTGTCGAGAAGCTATATAATGCTGCAAATCAACAAAACGGTCTGATTTACTCCTGGATAGCGCCGTCCTTTCTATCTCTCTAATTGTAATTCCACGAATTTCTTTTAAAACACTAACCAATGTAACTCCTGTTGATTTCTTTTCAATGGCAGCCATAAAAGGTGGATTAGGATGGAGCGTGCAATTAGCATAAAAATCCATAAAAGCTTCTTTTAAATCTTTAGGCTCAATTCTTAATTCAATACAGTCTAACCAATGAAGACCTAATTGCCCTGTCTTTTTTCCCAATGTCTCTATTTCATATACTCCCCAAAAACTAAATACAGTAGCATCGTTCCATGATTTTTCTGTTTCGGCTGTATCAGCAGTTATAAATGTAGTAACTAATAAAGGTTCTTGGTCTAACATAACAAACCATTCTGGTTTAAATAAAGCACCTCCTGCTGGCAATGGATTTTGTTGATATTGGGACGCAAAAACATAAGGAGATTTTTGTTGTAATGTGATTAATTTCTCTTTTGGCATCATTTCTGGATAGAGAGCATTTCCTGCTATATCTAATCCCTGAAGTATAGTCGTATGCCATTCATCTACATCTTTTCCGCTCGTCAGATAATTTGTTAAATCAGCTTCATGAACCCGTTGACCCACGTAAATTATAGGTACATTAATACCTCGCACCCGTTGCCTTATCGTCTCATCATAATTATCAATAACACCCTGTCTAACAGTATCTGAATGCGCTTCATCAGGTTTATGGGCATCATCAATGATTACAGCTCCACTAAAACGATCTAATCCAGGACAGCCTCCATCATGGCCTGTTACCGATCCTGAGCTTCCATAGGCTCTCATTTGACCGCCATGGGTCGTTTTAAATCGATCTTTAGCTCTGCTGTCCGGATCAATGCCCACATCGAATAAATAAGAATACATCCTAGACGAAACAATAGAGCGAATAAATGTTGTATGTTTAGTAGCAAGATCATGGCCATATGAAATATATAAAAAATTTGAATCTGGATATTCAGCCCAGCACCATGCTACAAACATACTAACAAAGGTTGATTTTCCACACCCTGGAGGTAAGTTTATTATTTCACGCAAAAGCTCAAGACGCTTTATCTGGGTGAGCGTTCTGCACACAGTAATATGATGGCTTTCTCGTCCAATTGGTTGGGAGACAATGAAATCACGACCAGTGATATGACGAAAAAAGTAACGGGTAAACTCAAGGAGAGAGCTACGTAGGCGAGAAGCTTCTTGTTCTTTTTCATAATCTATTTTCATCCTTAACTAAATTCCTTAATTAACTTTCCTTGTTAATTAAAATTAACTTAAATTCATTAATTCATTTTCAATAAGATCTTTCCATTTACACTCCCTAACTATCTCGCCTTTAGAATTAACATTTTGAATTGTAATTTCACCAGATAGACACTGCTCTCTAAATTCTTCTCCAAGTTTTTCAATCTCTTTTTGAAGTTCAATTGAATAATCAGGGCAAACATAAAGTATTCCATGTTCTCCGTGGATATGGCATTTTCGTGAGTTCATATAAAGATAATTCCTATTTCTTTTTCTTACCCTTGGATCGTCTTGCCTCACTATATGCAATGGCAACTGCTTGCTTTTGTGGTTTACCTGCCTTTACCTCACGTGAAACATTATCTGAGAATCCCTTCTTTGTGCGTGCTTTCGCACCTTTAGCCAATGGCATCACTTTTCTCCTTTTAAGATCCTTTATAACTTCAGCAATTACTTTTAATATTGTCTTATTCTTGATTAATTCAAGACCACAATAAGAACAAGATAGTCTACCCAACCAGTCTGAATTAAACGTTTGAAAAAATTCATCTGACAAATCTGGACATCCCTCACATAAATCTGGTGGGTTATTTACATCAAAATCACTCTCTGTCATCCCCAAATAACCCCTTTACCTTCGCATGCATTACATTTATTTGACTCTTGCGCGATAAGGCTCAAAATCTTACCGTAACCATCACACACAGGGCACTTATGCGGCTTTCTTCTATCGCGCATATTGTTTTCTTTGATTAGATTAACTATTTCGTCAATTCTTTCAAACTGAGACAGGTAATGAGTGTTTCTATTGACATCATTTTCTTTCATGTAATCAATACATCGCTCTAATTCGAGCAATCTCTTAGATAGCTCACTATTTTCATTCCATTTACGATTCAATAAAGTCTCAAGTTTTTCATTTTCTTCAGAAAGGGTGTGCAATGCTCTGCCTAGATGTCCCACTTTTTCTGCTGAATTTACTAGATGATTTTTCTCTATCTCATCTATTCTTTTATGAATATTATTAATATTTTCTTCTATCACCACGTGCACAAAATGTTCTTTCTGAGAAGATAGTTCTTGCATCCTTTTAATAACATTTTCAATCTTATTAACTTTTTTTTCAATTTCTTCAATATGTTTTATTTTGTCAAAATAATCACTCATTACTTTAAAGCTCCCGAAATCATAATTTTAGCCAGTTGATCATAGCGATTAGATAACTTACGCGCTGCATTGCTATCCAACAATTCCTTAGCAGCCTCTTGCCAATCTCGATTATGCATTGCTTTTAACATCTTTTTGAATCTCATAATTCCACTAAGTCCAACATTAAAACAGACATTAATTAGAACATACTTACGAGGAAAATCTAAGAAATTAAAGAATAAAAGATCTCCTAGAACATTTTCACAGTTTCTAATATTATTAAGACAAAGATATATAGCTTCATGATGCGTTATTTTATAATCCTGAAGGTTTCGCCCTATACCAATGGTTAAATTACCTTGAGGCGCTTTTACTGGCTCTCCTGTGGCATCATCATAAGCTATCGAACGAAACCCTTCGTCATTCTCAAGTAAGCCAACAACAATCAATCGTTGTTTTTCGGTTAAATTGGGCATTTTAATCGTATGTTCCAGTGCGTTCTTGCAGTTTAATTACGACCTTTTCAAGTTCATAAACTCTTTTATCTGTATAATGTAAGCTAATAGTTAAAACTGCTACTGCTATTATTAATAATCCTGTAATAAATCCTTTATCCATTATAATTCCCTTTATTTACATTTTTTGTCATAATATTCTTCAATACTTTTCAAAATATTTTTTACAGTTTATTCAATACTTTTTATTCTATCAGTAGTAATGTCATCTAAATCAGATTTAATATGCTGTAATGAATGATAAATGTGATATATCATCACTTCTTCTGTTAACATTAATAATCCTTCCTATTATTTTCATCAAGCTTAGCACGCAACTGTCTGACTTCTTCGCGCAAGGTTTCATTCTTTTCTTTTTCTTCTTCGAGTTCT